CTTCCTCACTGTCAATTCCAAGATACTCTAATAGTGTGTCATATGCACTATCGTATGCTTGAGACTCAACCCACTCATCACCTTTAGAGATTATCTTATTCCAATTGAAATCTCCTTCTAAATTAAACTCTTTTACTTCACTCATTGTTATACTCCATAAACATTTCTATATCTTACTCTGAGGTCATTCAATTCGTCTACGTAATCCATTGGATTTGCACAAAATATCTGAAAGGCATTGTGTCCTTCCACTGCTACTAATGCAGTAATCTCTTCGATTGCCTGCCCCGTAAGTTCTTCTACCATAATTGCATATGCAGTCATTTGAATATACCATGGTTTTGCCATGTACTCTTCTTTATACTTTGCACTGGTTTTAAAATCTATAATACTTAACTGGTCGTCAAAGATACCAACACAATCAACACGTCCAGCCATTTGTAATACGTTTGAATATAGAGGTGCCTCAATTGCAATCGGTATAATCTCGTCTAATACTGGTTGCATTGCTTTGAACATTCCTTCTTGTAATACGTTATCAAACTCTATGTACTCTTTATCTTTTCTGAGATAGTCTTCCACTAGATTATGGAAGTTGGTTCCACGTTTAGTTGCTTGTGCAGTAATCTTATTTGCAGTCTCTTCACCTACACGTTTTCTCCACAGTTTGATATGGTCTCGTGATAGTAGACCAGTTACACTAGTGACACTTGGATAGTAAAAACTTTCATCTGTATCCGTGTAATATCTTTTTCCGTCTTTGTTTGTTGTTTTTAAATCTAGACTTTCTAAGTCATAGATATCTAGTAGGGTAGTTTTTAATTGTGTCATATCTTATTTTACTTCTTTCTTGACTGTATGTCAATATGTTTTTGGATTGTATCTCTAGTCTTTACTTCTTTTGCAGACTTTCGGTGATACCTTTCACCTAATGGTGTGTCGATATTGTTCGAAGCAATCTTAGACATTACTTCTTGGAATCCACTATCGGGTTTAACTCTGTCGCCTGTTCCACCCACAAAGTTAGGTGCAGTTATTTGTTGTAATAAGTGTGGGTTGTTTTCTTTGAACTTATCTAAGTCTTTATAAGACATTATGTATTCTTTAATATCACCAGTCTCTTTGTTTAGGAATTCATAGGTAGGCATTATATATCTCTTGATTGAATTACTTTCTCAACCATTTCTTTCACTTGTTGTTCTTTGTACCATAGACCACTGAGAAATGAAGTTGTTCCATTGTCCCATTCGATAACATATCTTCTATAACCAAAAGGTCTCTCGTAAAAGATTCTGATATCACCATAATTTTCAACTAATACTCTCATGACATAAAACTCGGAATAGGTCTTTCAGTCCACCTTGCAAAATCTTTCTTGTAGACTGCATAGTATTTATGGTATGCTTCGATAACACTTTCTGACTTCACGTCTTCAGGCATACACTGAGGTGGTTCTCTGAAACCATTCTTAGGTATGTTAGTTGGAAGTTCTAATAATAATACATGTAGTTTTCTGAATGTTTCGTGAACTCTTTTATAACGAAAGGTGTATTCAAAAGATAGTTGTCTCCATAGTGCAAGTAAGTGTTGATAATGGTCTGCACTTTCTCTGACCCATTGTGTAGTAGGGTGATTGATATGACTTGCTTTGTATAGTGTTTGTTCCATTGTTTCATTAGGGTGTCTCCACCTACGAATCTTACGATTGAGTTTTGTTCTCCCTTCGTATTCTTCGCCGTCCAACATTCTATGTGCAGTACACATTAGTTGTGCATACTCAATAATCATTTTGACTACGTGTTTATCACAATGAAGTGTTGCACATTCTTGTGGGTCTTCGTGTAAGTAAAATAAATTCATAGTTGTTTAATCTCCTTGAGATATCCTTCGACCCTCTCCCATGTGAGGTGTCCAATAACATCTTCAGTTATACTACTAGTATAACACAACTCTTCTCCATTGAGAACCGCTAATTCCCATAAACCATCACGACCACCATAACTGTAATCGTGTTTGATTACACTTGCACCATATCCATTCTCAAATCCATAGACATGACGAACACCATTGTTGAGGTATTCAGTATTCTTCAAGAACTCTCTCATTCTCCTTCTCCTTGTAAATTGTGTCATGACATACTCGACAAAGTTGTCCCGCACCGATAACATAATTTTTCCTTTTTTCTACGTGGGTGTCCTCTGCAACTGAGGTTTCTTTTCCACAATTGATACACTTGTCATTCATTTTATAAACTCCAATTCTTGTTTCCAATTCTTTTTGTTTGATTCATAACATGGACTATTCATTTGACATATGATAAGTCTTCCGCCGTCCATATCTAATCTGATACTATCTGTAGTGAAAGTACCACCATTCACATCATGAACAACTGCTTCAATCTTTCCATCTCTATCTTCTTTATGAAGTTTAGAAAACAGTATAACTAATTCTTCTTTTCTCATGCTATTAAAATCTGTATCATTGGGGGATAGAAATATGTGTATACCATAATCCCAAATATAATTAACAATATTGCAACTGCAACCTTCACTGTAAACTTTACAACACTAGGGAAGATTTTAATCCCCAAGTAAATGCAAGTTAATAATCCTATAATCTCTAACATAATTATTTGTAAAATATATGGTGTTGTATCTGAACAGTTTCGTTAAGTGTTTCTGCCCAATATGGTTCCACCATGACTGAATGATAATGAGTTGCACCTTCTGTAATGTCGGGATACTTACCCATGATTATGTCTTGTGCAATGTTGTACGACTCAAAGAACGTATCAGTGTCTAGAGGTTCGTCTGACTTACCATCACAAAACCAACTAAACTGACACTGGTGTCTGATAGGAACTTGTTCTCCTTTCCAGTTTTCTCTCCACCTTGCCTGATACACTACACCACAAATATCTTGTGGGTAAGAACTATGTTCCATTCTATTGAACACTACATGTGCAACTGCAACTTTGCCTGCAAGTGGTTGATTACCTGCTTCAAAGTAAATGTTTTTTGCAAGACAAACTGCCTCACCATTCTCGTCAAAGGCACTTACCTTCTGAGCACTCAGTAAAATGAACATGAGTAATGCACCAAATCCCATTCCAGTTAGGAAAGATTTGAATGCAACACTACCTTTAAATTTTAATTCTTCGTTCATTAAGCAACCTCAGAATATACTGGTTCGATATCTCCATCTAATATTTTTGCAACTAGGTCTTCGATATCATATTTGAAACCACCGACATGCCAACTGTATGTCTCTAACGGAACTCTGCCGTCCTTCCAATTATAAATGGAAGCAAATTCATAATCCCAATCTTCGGGGTCATCTTCGTCTTGGACTTTAATAGTCAAACACCATTCACAATTAACTTTTGCATATGGGTCTGCGTCCATGTAAGTAGGTTTACCTAAGAGACCTATGAGTTTATCATAGGTCGTATTGACGTATCCTTGGAGGGAAGAACCACTCTTCCCACTTTCAGACACTTCGTATTCAATTATATTCGACATTACGCTGCCTCCAACATTCCAAGAGGAACCGAATATCTTCCTTGAGGAAGGTCAACAGTTGCCCTTTTGATTTTAACTTTAACAACAGTCCCAAGAGTTTTCTTGGTCTTTTGAACCACGTAAACTTTAGAACCAACACTTATGGTATTTTTACCAAGTAGGGTTTTAAGTTCACCCACCAAAGAACTTACAGCATTTAAGTCTGCAAGAGAATCGAGGGATTTCAATTCTTTTATTAGTTTAGCATTTAACATATCTTCTCCTTATCTTAAATAGTCGGGGCCGTATTTTCTCATACCCATGATTTGGTATCCATCGAAAAGGTTTCCCCTTGGTTGATTTAACGCAGGTGTTGCCCAACCAGCAGACATTAACACGTCGCCTGGCATGAAGGTAATTCCTGTCATTCCTTTTGTCCATTCAAAACGATTTATGAAACCCCAAACTGAACGTTGGTTTCCACTGTTTGAAATAATTTTGATATATTTACGAGACACTTTATACTCATAAGAATACTCTGTAAGAGTTGGGTATTGTTTTAAGTGTTCCTCAAGTAAGTCTGCAACAAGTTTATCACATAATTGCAACAATTCTTGTTCTTGGTTTACTTCGTTTACTAGTTTAGATAATTTCATATTTTCTCCTTTAATCTTCTACTCTATTAGTATACCAAAAAGTGGCACCCATAGTCAAGCTTTTAATTAAGAAATAATACAACGTATGCACATGTAAGAACGAGTCCTAAAAACCCGAACCACATCATTCTGTCATCTTTCATATGTTCTCCCTATAAATTGGTGGGATGGGAATTCTGTTTTCACGCATGTCATAATATATGCTTGTGGACTTGGTGATGATTCGATTCCCTGTCCCATACCCGAGTCTTTCGACCCCTATTAAAACTCTATTGGAATAGAAGGGTGTTCAATACCATACTCGTCTAAGTAAGTATAAACTGCTTCTGTTTCCAAATCATTTAAATCCGAAAAATCTTTAAACCTAGTGTAAGTCATTCCAACTGTTACTAACTTGTTTCCAGCAGTTACAGCTGCGTTCCACAACTCATCATTGTCGGGAAATAACTTATTGGTCTCTGCAAGGGTAATTAGATTCCTACCCATACGAACTATCTTGTCTTCGTACCTGTCGTATATTGAGTTCATTCTAGTACCCACTTGAAACACATGCGTATTCAGTCGTACAATTTACAGTACCACATACACATTCGTTTTTCTCTGCACGTTCTTTTGCCTCTTGTTCTTCTACGGCTTGGTCGTGTGCAAAACTTAGTAAATCTTCTTTTGTAATTTCCACTTTATTCTCCTTAATTATATTACTCTACTAGTATACTAAAAAGTAGAAGTCAAAGTCAAGGGGTTTTATAAGTTTTTTTGTATGTCGTTCAATTCAAGTAGTTTCTTTTGAATTATCTCAACCCGATTGGGCCAGTAGATATAATCCTTATCAGAATCCTTTGCAAGATTTTCAAGGAGTGGTCTGATAAAATTGTCAAGGTCTTTGATGACCTCTGTAGCAGTTGTGGTCTTCTCTACAATTTTGGTATCGACAGAGGCAAGTTCCTCTGCGTCCATTGCAGTAAAACCGAAATCGTTATATTCTATACTCATAGTATTATTTAGTAAATCTTTCCATGTCTCTGAGTGTTTCTTTATCACTCTGAACTGACTGGTAGTTTGCATGTGCCTGAAGTGTAATGTCCGCAATCTCATAATCGGGATATGAAGTTATGAGTTTATGAATCAATCCAGCAACGTCTTGGTGTTTAACACTAGGTAAACTTTCGTCATTAAGAAGACCAAGATTAAGTGTGGTCATTTTATATCTTTTATCTGAGTTGTAAGTTAGATTATTTGCAAGGTGGTTGAGTTGTGCTTTCTCACTTGCATACTCATAACCTTTTGATATGTTTGGTTGACTTGCACGACTAGAGATATTGATTATGTATTTTGTTTTCTCACCTTGCCATGCTCTATGAGTAATACCTAGAATCTTTGCTTGGTCTTGGTGTGCAAGATTGATTAGAACATCACAAGGTCTATGACCATTGTATATCCAACAATTCTCTCCGTTCATTGTAATGTCTTCACAACGAATCGAAGTCACATCAATTGTCTGTCCTCTGAAAGGTGTTGCTTCAAGTGTATCTTTTATAATCTTTGCAAGACCACTACTTCCTGTTATTGCTACTCTCATAATATTCCTTCACTATATCAAACGATGGTTTTCCAAATAGTGAACCATCTACACTACACTTATTACAAGGGGACTTACTTCTGTCTCCCTTCATTAAACGTTTCCTAATCTTTGTCATAGGTTTAGAGAACCATACGTCATGTAAAGACATAGTCAATAGATTACCTACGACATGTTCTCTTCCCCAATCGTTAGAACAGAACAATACGTCTCCGTTCCAATCAACAAACATTTTATAGAAGGGGTAGTGACATGGTTTACCTTTTAGGTTTTCTATAGTGTCGTCTTCAACACCAACCCAATCTACAACACCACTTCTATTATTTAAAATCAATCCGTGTTTTTCGAAATCACCCCAATGCATTCTGAACTTATACATGTCTTCTCTTATACGTGCTTCAGCCATCATAGTGTCGAAGTGTTCCATTTGCTCTATCCCGTCATAGAGATTTATATACAGTTGGTCAAGTCCACCTCGAAATAAGTTAGTCACATAATCTACAGTTAACTTATCTCCGTTAGTGTTGCACTCTATTGTTGCAGTCGGAAGATTGAATTTAAATGTCTTTACGATTTGTATAAAGTCGGGGTTAAGTAAGTTCTCTCCAAATCCACTAAAGGATATCTTACCCGAGAACTGATTGTCTGCAAGTTCTTCTGCAATAGTTTCTGCACCTTTAACTGTTAAGTGTAAGTTTCTATTTGGGAAAACCTTTGGGTCATGTCTTGGACAAAATACACAAGTCCTATTACAAAGTTCTGTTGTGTTTATCTCTACAGTAAGAATAGAATCTAAGGGACTATTACCCCTTATTTGATTAAAGTGTTTCTTCTCCTGTTCTCTCCTATGTTCAAGAAAATCGAATTGGTCAACTGCTGTAACTGGGATATTTCTTTGTTCCATGGTTTAACTGAGACTACACTTGAGGTGTCTTTCTGTTCCTGTATCTTTTTCACTTTGGTATTCATAACGAATTTTATCTCCTACATTAAATATTGGTTCGGGGATTACAATGAATACTGAACAAGTTAAGTCGTCTAACTGTTCACTCACTGGACACCCGTCAACCTTATAATAGTATGTAGGTGTTAAGAATGGTTTGGTTTCTTTGTCTAAGGGTAGACATGAGATAAGATAGGTTTCGTCTTCTTGATATACATATGCATTTTCTATAAAGAGTAGACCACTCTTCATTGCATAATCATAAGGGACTTCTAAACGAACTCCCTCATAATTTAATTCTTGTTGATATCTTGGACTTACTGGGTGGATATGTTTGACTTCTGAATCTCTAGAAGTAACCACCATCTCGTCTATCATCATCTTCTTCTCCCTTAACTGTTTCAGTTGCACTGACAAATTCATCAGATTCTTGTAAAGACTCGATTAGACTTTCTGTTTGAGTTGCAATACTTTCAATCATTGTATCTTTAGTATCAGTCGTTGAGACTTCAAAGTTTAAACTCTCTGCAACTTCTTTAATTTTAGATTTGGTCATTCCCTTAAGTTCGTCTGCACTAGGGATAACTAACTCTTCAAACTCTTCTTCTTGTTCCTGTTCAATTGCAGTGTCAATCTTTTGTTGAACTGCTTCTAACATTTCCTCTTCAGAGTCATAGGTGTTTATTTTCTTTTCTTCTTGAACTTCTGCTTCTATACTATCACCACTCTTCAACGTCTGTCTAGGCATGTTGGTTGAAGTAATAGGAACTGAACTTGGTTTTGCATAAGTAGGTTCTGTCTTAGTATCCTCTTCTGCAATTTTTAGTTCGTCACTTCTTTGACTTGCTTCTAATGGGTCAAGTAATACTCTCTCCCTTCTAGAAACTTCTGTATGTTCTTCGAATGACTCGTTGAATTGTTTTTCATCGATATCATCTTGAACCATTTCGTCAACTGCTTTGTCAACCTCTGCATAGAAGTCTTCGATATTGTTATTTGCATCTTCGGGAACTTCTATTTCAATTGTAGTCTCAGTAGGGAACTCTGATACTGGTGAACCATTTGCATCATATCCTTCTTCTACTGGTAAATCAAATCCGTCATCTTCAGTAGACTCATTACCGAATACCATTTCTTCGTCTTCAACTTCTGTTTCAGTTTGGTCTTCCCACTCTTCGAATGCTTGTTTGGTGTCTGCAATCTTTTGTTCGAACTCTTCTTGTGGAGTTGCAACTGGATTGGTATATGTTGTTTCTGATTGTGGAATGTATGAAGGTTCGTCTTGAACTGTTTCTTCTGTTGATTCCTCGGGATTAAGAAGTCTTGCCATTGCAAATGCTTTAGAAGTCTTCTTAGGTGTCTCGTCAATAGTTCCCTTCTGTATTTTAGTTTCGGGAATTGTAACTCCATGTTGTTGAGCAAGTGTGGCAGCTTCCTCTGCAGATAACTCTACGAATCCATCTTGGTTTAATGAACCTTCTTTGACTCCGATAACTCCATCGTTGTTCAAGTCCATTTGAATACCATGAGACGCAAGTATTGCTTCTAGTTGTGCAACTTTGAGTTCTGCGTCTTTTCTTTGTTTACGTTGGTCTCGTATCTTATCAGTGAGTTGTGCTTTCTCTTCTTCGATTAGTTGTTGTTTTGCAACTCTATCTGCTTCTATTAACTCATTGAGTTGTCTTTGTGCAGTCTCAACTGACATGTTATAGTCGGTTAGACCTTTTTGGATTTCGTCTCTAACTGCAACTACTGTTTCTAGTTCTTCTAATTTAATAAGTCCACTCTTTAAGTGCAACTGTAATAGGGTAGAAACTGCTTGTGCAGAATTAGGGTTAATACCAATCTTGTAATTAGCAATACGTTGTTGTACTCTTTCTAATTCAGTCGGTTGGGTTGGTGCCTGCTCTGAGGCAAAATTTGTTGGTTCACTTGTCATTCCAATACTCCATGGAGTCCTACTCGACTAGAAAGTTACACATAGAAGTTAAACTGAAACTTCCTTTATTTTTATGTATAGTCTCTGAGGACACTAATATTTATTTATTTAATAGCTTCGGGAAAGGCTTTTTGTGCAACATCTTTAGTGATGTATTTAAAAGGCCATGTTCCGTCTTTTACTAATTCCATTAACTCTGCTTCTTTAGCAGGTATCCCTTCTAACAGTTGAATCCACATTGTCTCTCTACGAGTTTGTGGAACCTCTTCTGTTACAAAGTATTTAAACTGTCTGAACTCAAATCTTAAAGAAGTTTGTGCAAGGTCTGAAGCAGGTGCTTCGTCTCTGTTGTAAGGTGTCTTCCCTTTAGGAAGTGTTGAATTGATATTATCATCAAACACCCACTGAATGATTTGTTTTACTGCACCATTCCTTTCTGAGAAAACTCTAAGACCTTGAGCTGCTAAGTCTTCACTCTCTTGTGCAACTATTTCTGCTTGACATAATATCTCATATGCATCTGCGTCTTTAGGTAATTCAACTCTCTCTGTAATGAGTTCTAATTTTGGTTTGTTAGGAGCACCCTTTGGTCTACCCCTTCCTTTTTTTGTTGTTTCCGTCATAACGAAAAATCTCCTATGTTATCTAACAACTCATTTAACCTATGAGTTCTTAGGTAGTCAAACACTTTACCTTTTACTGGTGCAGTGTTTTCAAATTCACTTAAAATGCTATCTTCCACGTCTTCGGGAATGAAATCAAAATCAATAAGTGTTTGATTTCTTAAATAGTTCCTATAGTATTTATCGTCCTTTTCAATCGTGATTCTGAGATACTTATCTTTGATTGGTTTACGTAATGGTGTTTGTCTGATACCTTCTACCATACAATCATCACTGGATAGGATATTAGGAATCCCATCTGACTTATCTCCAGTAAGAATATGTTCTTTTAGAAATAGGGAAGGGTCTTCACAATCAATAAACTTATTAAGATTAG